CCCCACTGTACGGGTGTACCATAATAGTGGTATTATCATCCGCAGAATTGGCGCTAGTATATTGAGCCTCCTCGGACGCTACGGGATACACTCTTGCTTCACAGGACTCCTTAGTGATGCCGCAAACTACTGTATTAATAAAGGAGCTTGCGTCACTAGTGGTACCTGCTGTTGCAGTGATATTGCCGTGCGTCGCGCTAGATGCTAAATGATAGACGCCTGATTCATTCAGGAGTGTTCCCACATATGTGATTCGATATCCAAATGATACAATCCGACCATAAGCCTGACCGCCCCCAGTAATCGATCTTAACTGGGTGGAGGTGTAAGGCAAATTGGGGCAATTCGCGTGGCCGACTCCAGCTGCCAGGATGCTTACACCAGTCAAAATATTACTGGCGCTAGTTCCTGCAAACGTGGCTTCGGTCAAAAACGCGATTGGTGAGTCATTCGCTAAACACGGTGTAAAAGCGCAAAATCCATAACCACTAGTCCCGGCGACCGCTGTAAGCCTAATATAGCCCGTGACCTTCTGCGAAGGCTCCGACGGGTAACACGGCAAACACGCCCCCCTTGCGGCGGGCGAAAACGGATCTGCGAGAGCAACGGCATACTTCAATGCGCATGCTGACAGACCGACCGATGTGAATTCAGGTGAGGGGCGGGACGATTTCCCACCACCAAACTTGCCTCCACCGGCCATCTTTACTTTATTCTTCATCTTCCCTTTGCCGCTCTTAACGGCTTGACTTTTCTTTCCTTTCGTGACCTTAGTTTTGACCATACTAGTTTATGATACTCTTTAATAAATTCGAACTGGGACTGTGTTTGAATTCTTGGGGCCTCTGCCAGATCAGTTCTAGTGTCGAGTACAACTGCTCGAGACACCATTGCTTATAAGGTTCCACTCCAAACGCGACGTAATATGAAAATCTTGCTTCTCCGGTAACACCGTCGATACCGGCAGACAATCCGTGAGCCAATCTACCCATCCCGCTATCCTCTTTCCGTTCAACTTTGGACAAATCTAGCCCCTGTCCAAGGAACAAATAAAAGGACTGCATAACAGGCATGCCCCGACACAAGGCCAACCCGCAGTTGGCTATCGATCCCCTCGCTACATTCCACTGCTTTTCACTAGCAACCTCGTGGATAAACAAAGAGTCCTTGCTTCGGGCCGCGTTCGGCTCCCTAACCATCCGCCATCTAGCACCATCCCAAACAGGGCGGCACTGGCAAAAATCCATCCTAGAAAATTCTTCTGTAACAGCATCTACTTTAATAATGAAACCCAATTCTAAAAACACCTCGGGTAACAT